CTCTACAGCAATCCTCTGTGCACCAAAATTTACGACAAGACTAGAAGAAAGCATAGCCATGTTACGTTCATCACCCCCCTTAACGGCATTAGCAGCCTGTTCCCACATAACAACCTTCTTGGGATAGCATGCAACACTGATATCATGACCAGAACGTATGAGACGAACAACAGCTTCGGGATCAAAATCAACATCGGCATCTATAAACATGAAGTATTCACAATCTGTTTTTTGCATAAAGCGACCTACGGCTACATTCCTTGCGCGGTGCACGAGTGATTCATTTTCGGTGGTATCGAGATAAAGTTGAATTCCTTCTTTTACAAGTAGCAGTTGAAGCTTTATAATACTAGACATGTACTTCTCTAAACATAGACCACCGTAGCATGGTGTAGACAGGAACAACTTCATATATTATGATATACCCTTAACCTCTAAGTGTTTTTTGATAATGTTTTCTATTTTATTCAATGTCGGTATAGACACTGAACACTTCTCACAAACCTGCGCCTTTGTTACAATCCCCGTGAGAACAATATGGATAATTGCAGATGCAATACTATTTGGGGTCTTACTCATCAAATCTACGCAATCATCTGTAGCGTTACACATTTTGTTACATCTCAATCTCTGTTCCCGTGTAATTTCAAATGAGTTGAGGAGTCTCTGCATCACGTCATGAGCCTTTGTAACATAATTCTTTTCTGTGATACCCATGATCGTATCTTTGAATATTTGAGTCGTACGGCTAATATCTTTGGGTTGTATTCCAAACATTTCAGAAATTTCTTTTGTTGTTCTAGAAACATTGGAAAGACGACACGCGTATAAAACGCAGTTAGCTTTGATACCAAGTCTCACAGCACCACGGGTCAATTTTCCGTCATTGAACTTTCTGTACATCATTTTAGCATCTTTAAGAACAGATTCTGGTAATGTGTGACAAGCTTCATCCATGTCGCGATAAGCGTGAAATAGAGATCTGTCTTTATGATTCATTGACATGTGAAAGTTTATCTTTGCCATCCTTTTGTTTTCATATGTAGAAGAGTTTTGAGTAGAAATAATCGTACCCTTCCCCCAATTCTGTGAAAATAGTTCAGGGTTTGAATTAGGAATTCCACAACGAGCTGGATCATTAACTCGTCCATCATCTGTAATACCACTCGTCCACTCAGCAGTGTCATCAACAAAATTATCTTCAACGAGACCACAATCAGAACATGTTGGAAGACCCTCTGGTGAAATGATCTTTACACCAGAACATTCACGGCAAAAATTTTTATTCACTGGCTTTTCTTCGGGTTTCTTTGGTAATAATTGGTCTAATTCAGACCATATAGCTGCCAGCATCTTGGTATAAATAAGGTCTATCTTTTTTAGATTTTAGAATTACGCGTTGAAACTTAGGTTATCTGCATTTATTCTGGCCATAGTCTCAATTGCATCAACCGTTTCTTTAAAATTTTTAGCCCCTGGAGAAGTTGGTGTCCATTCATTCCATTCTTTGTCAATGGATTCCTGGTTTGGGGGTGGTACAATTTCTCCGTCAATCTCGGTGTCAGGAACAATAAAGTCATCCATCTCGGAGTCTGTTTCGTCGTCATTGTAAATCTCCGAATCAGAGTCTTCTATATCAATTTCAGAAAGGTATGCAAACATCCTGTTACCCAGAGACTTCATATCTAAATCTTCAAAAGTTGTTCCACTTGGGTAATGTTCCATCAGACTTTCGTAAGGTGCGGGGTTTAAATCACCGTCTTCTAATTCATATACACATGCAGATTTATAAATGAGTTCTGTGGGGTTGAGATATTTTACACCAAGGGTCAGGCCGGTGTTCATTCCAACGACAGCCATCATTTCATCTTCTAGGTCATCTTCGTTTACTAATAGTTTCACTATATCATTTTGGATTATATCAGAGGGCACAATCATGCTTAGAGTTTTCAGGTAAAAAATAATCAGGGATAATATCACAGATGAAAGTTACTATTTATTCGAAGGAAGGTTGTGAGTACTGCGAGCACGCAAAAAACCTATGTGAGTCCGAGAGTCTTGACCATGAAAAAATCATGGTGGACAAAGAAGAACTCAAGAAGTTGTGCGGTGGCTCAGTGACAACTTACCCTCAAATATTTATTGATGGACGTCACGTCGGAAACTATTTTGAATTTCAAGACTACATAGAAGATGAATACGAACCAATTCTCGCCTCTACCCTAAACAGATTCACTGTATTCCCCTTGAAGTATCCAGAACTTTGGGAACTCTATAAGAAGGCTCAAATGTCCAATTGGACTGCTGAGGAAGTGGATCTCTCTAAGGATATGGACGACTGGAAAACACTCAATGACAATGAAAAGAAGTTTATAAAGTATATCCTGGCATTCTTTGCTGGGTCCGATGGAATTGTTTTTGAGAACATCAATAACAATTTTGCCGATGAGGTGCAAATCTCGGAGGCTCGGTCATTCTATGCTTACCAGTGCCATAACGAGATGGTTCATGGCGAGACGTATTCCAAATTGATTGACAAATATATCAAAGACTCTTCTGAGAAAAAGCAACTCTTCGAGGCCATTCAAACTGTACCGTGCATCGAGAATAAGGCTCAGTGGGCCATGAAATGGTTTGATAAGTCTCGTCCATTCGCTGAACGCCTCTTTGCGTTCGCCTGTGTTGAGGGTATCTTCTTCAGTGGTTCGTTCTGTGCGATTTATTGGTTGAAGAAGAGAGGTCTCATGCCAGGTCTCTGCTTCTCTAATGAACTCATCTCTAGAGATGAAGGTCTTCATCAAGAGTTTGCCGTTGAACTTTTCAAACTCTTAAGAAATAAACCAAAAGTAGAAACTATTCATTCTATTGTAAAGGAGGCTGTTGAAATTGAAAAGGGTTTTATCCTTGATGCCCTTCCATGTGCTTTGATCGGTATGAATTCCGAAAAGATGTCTGAATATATCGAGTATGTGTCTGACCGCCTTCTAAAACAAATTGGTCAGCCTTCTATATGGAACTCTAAAAACCCCTTTGATTTCATGGAGAACATTAGCCTAGATGGTAAAACAAACTTTTTTGAGAAGAGGGTGGGTGACTACGGAAAGATGGATGACACTTCAGATGATATTGGGTTTGATGAAGAATTTTAATACCATTTTACTATCAATTTACCCAAATTGACTGGAAAATGCCTGAATTTTAATTAATTTACATAGACACTGGCTGACCCAGATCCATAGAACCGAGTTGAAGACCGGTATCAACAAAGGGTTCCTCCATCATACCAGGCTTCATGACAACATCGGCTTGCCTGGTAGGGGGGGCAATCTTCTTTTCTTCTTTCTTCACCTTATCTTTAATTTGGGGAAGCTTAGGCATATCCTTCCTGACGTTCATCATAGCCCAAACAACCAAGATGAATACAACGGAATGCACAAGAAGTCCCGTGGTAGAGGGGCAACCGGTTGGGGTCGCGATACCTGGACCCAAGACTCGCCTGACAAGACGGAATGTCTCGGGGTTAGCGATGACAAAGAAAGTTAGACCGGAGATCACCGAAATGATGAACTTCTCCTCCTGTTTCTTACCATTACATCCACAGCCACAATCTTTAAAAAGACCCATGATTATATTTGAAATATACCAACAAAAAAAATATCTATTCATTTTAAATAATGGCTATGAAATATGCACCTTATGCGCTTCTTGCATGTGTAATATCCTCTGGTATTGGAGTATTTGCGGCTGTCGCGGTGAATAATCAAGAGTCTTTGGGCCCATCACCACCACAATCTTATGTTTATGATTTTATCGTGGAACATGAAAATCAACATGCAACAGGCGGAATACATTTATCCAGTATAAAAATGGATGGGTTACGTGTTGGTGAAAATCAGGTTGAAATTCATGTAGAACCGCAAAGTAAATGTGGTTCTATGGATGATGGTTATGATTGTGAAGAGGATGTCTATGGCGCAGTTGACGACGAACCAGAGCAACGAGATAATGATAAAGACATAACATGGACTAAGTGGAGAAAGAGTGATACCCCCGTTGGTACAAAGCTAATGACTGTGTTATCTCAAACTAAAGTATCGGAATTTGAGTTAGAATTTGTGAGACCTAAATACACACCTGGTTTTAAAATTATGGAAAATGGTGTAGAAGTTTTTAAAAACACTAGCAATGCCGGTAATAATAGTACACCATTTTCATATGAACTTACTTATGAACTTACTTAAAGTCAAGACATATAATAGATGTATAATACCCACTACACAATGTCGCTCACTATCCAACGATCCTCTGATTTCTCTGCCAAGTCTGTTGGCTTCTCGAAACTTCGTAAGAACAAGAATGGCGGTAAGACCGTCTACCTCAACGCCGGCGATAACAAAAAGCTCTACGTTCAGCTCCCCTTCATGCGCTCCCCTTATGGCCTGAGTGCCTTCACCGATGAGGGTACCGGTCGCACGACCTACTCTCTTGACCTTTCCTTTGACACCGACAACACCGAGGCTATGGAGCTTCACGACAAGCTCAAGGAACTTGATGAGATTATCGTCAACACCGTCGCCGAGAACTCCAAGGAGTGGCTCGGTAAGGAGTTCAACGTTGCTGTACTCCGCGAGGCGCTCTACAAGCCTATGGTTCGCCCTGGTAAGGAGCCCTACCCCTCTACCCTAAAGCTCAAGATTGCCACCAAGCCTGATGGTTCCTTTGTTCCCGAGGCTTACAATGTGCGCAAGGAGCCTATCACTCTAGACACTATTGAGAAGGGTCAGAAGTGCATGGCCATCGTTGATATCAGCTCCATCTGGTTCATTGACAACAAGTTTGGTGTGACTATCCGCCTTCAGCAGACTCTCCTAGAGCAGTCCACCAAGCTCCCATCCTTTGCCTTCCAGGGTGTTGATCTCCCCGAGACTGACGACGCTGAGGAGGACGTTGAGGTTGATGAGGAGGAAGAAGTTGACGAAGAGTAAATGAAAAAAACAAAAATATTCGGTCAAATGACCACCATAAGTAACTTACTAACCTAAGTTAGTTATGATGTTCGTATTTTGCAATTAAACATGTCTATCTTACAGTGTGTGAAAGACGCAGACTTTGTCTCTCTTCGTTCAAGGGAATATATGTTACTTGAACACGCCAATGAGATGATTCGTAATCCTGAAGGTGATCCGGAGAAGTTCTTGACTTTTTGGATGGCCATGCATGACAATCATGACTTTGGTCTCGTAATGTTTGAACTTTTTAAGAATACATGTGAGACTGCGCTAGGACCTTCCAAGTGGAATGATATTATGAAGGTGTTTGCGTATCCCACTATGCGCGGCGCAGTTTATAGCCAAAACATTGAGATCTTGGAACATCTTAAGTATCACGTAGATCCGGAAACAATTATGGCTGAAAATGAACAGGAGTTTGGCCTAGAATATAATGAAGTTTATGCTTGGTATCAGGATAATTTTTCTTAGATTGTAATAGGGATGGTTAAGTTGTCTACGATTGTCAACATTGCCAATAACGCGAAAACAAATGAACAGCGTAACGCGGTCGGTGCGGAAGTTAAGAAATTACTCAGGGGTGCTAAAGGATGTGATCCCAAATCTCAAATGTACGCTCCCCGGATGAACAGTCTAACCATGATTGAGAAAGGTCGTCTTTTGAAACTTGGACAAGGTGAATATGGTGCGGTATATTATGGATGTCTTGATGATAAATGTAAAACAAAGGTTGCCATAAAGTTTACATCTGAGCCAAGTGCTAAGATGGAGTATCGCATCGCTGACAGGTTGAAGGGTATGGGTGTACCCCGTATGTATCATTTTAAGACATGTGATAATAGGGATGTTTTGTACTTTGAGTACATTGATGGTATACCTCTAGAGAAGTGGATAAGAAATAATCCAGGTATTTCCGAATACAAGTCTGTAATTCGTCGGGTTATTTCCAACTTGTACAAAATCCATGAAAAATATCCAAATTTCAGACACCACGATCTTCATTGGAATAATGTTATGATTACCAAGAATGGCAAACCAATCATGATTGATTTTGGTTTGGCGGTTATGAAAGGTATTAAGAATCCAAGTGTAAATAGTGGTGACTTCTTAACGTCTGGTATTTCTAGAAAGTCTGATCCAATGTATGACGCACACTATTTTCTCAATATTGTCCATACTTTTACACATAGTAGAGTTATCAAATTGTTTATTCGAAGTTTGTTCAGGAGTCCCAATGCGTATCTTGTCAGAAGAAGTCCATATGTAGCGGATATGCGACTTCGCCTTGTGAAGCATAAGAGGTTACCCACCTTTGAAGAGATTTTAAGTCACCCGTTCTTAACTGGTAAAAAGAATGATGTAGCTAAAAAGATTCTTAATGCCGTCACCAAGACCAAAAAGAACTTTGCTCCACGTGTAGCAGTTGCCCCAAAGCCCAAGGTTGTCCAGGGTGAGACTGCGATTGAGAGAGCTAAGAGAATACTCGCAGAGGCTGCTGAAAAGAAGAAAGCTCCCATCAGACGACCTAGTATAATCGTGAAACGTAAACCTTCCGTTCAAGTACAAGTTCGTGAAATTGAGAAAAAGGTTGAACCTACACCTAAAAACCCTATCTACAAATTCATCAACATTAAGGGTAAAGAACGTATATACAAAACAAAGGGTTGGTATGAAAAGGCTTTGGCTAAGAACAGAGCTCTCAGAGTATAATTTTGAAAATCCTCTTGGTACCCTCGTCAACTTCAGATAGTATCTTAAACTTTGGGGTCTTGACGAGCTTCACTCCACTCTTAGTGACAAATGATTTCATCCGTTCAACTTCACCACGAGGCATTTTTCTGGTGTACTTGAGAGTGACATTTTTGTTTCCCATAGACAGTACAGTAGACGACATTTTATAATATTAGGGTATAATAAAACTATGTGGCTTCTAGCTCTTCTCATCCTCGTTAATATTTACATTCTCTCTCAGACTGGTAAACCTGGTGTCAAAGCGACCGCCTCCAACGGTGAGGAGTGGACTGTTTACGGGACTATGGGTTGTGGATGGACTCGTAAGCAGTTGGAGTATATGGAAAAGAATGGAAAGCCATTCAAGTTTGTTGACTGTGAGAAGGGGGGTTGTTCAGGCATGGAAGCCTTCCCAACCATCGTTCACCCCAGTGGTGAAAAGACCGTCGGGTACAGCGAGATTTAAGAAGGGGGTACTCTTACAATATCCAGGTAGTAAGAATCTGTAGCAAAATAGTTTGGCCCTTTCTTCTTGCAATATTCTTTCGGATAAGCCCATGCATCATACTGCCTCTTTCTAGGATCTTTAAACTTAAAATACCATTCCGTAAATGGGTTATGTTCGGGTCGTCCCCATTCGTCATCACGTCTGGCATAGGCAATATGCAATTCACTATCGTCTGAAACATCCATATCCTTCTGAAATCTGGAGTATCCGGGTTTTACTCTATCTTTTTCATCAAAAAGACTGTCATGGGAATCTCTTTCTAGTAATTCAAGCATTTGCCCGATCATTTTATCTTTGTTTGAAATCATATTAACGATATAGTGTTTACAATCTTTAATATGATGGTTTTGATTTCATAAATGAGTATAAATTACAGACCCCGCACAACATTCAGCGAAAGGGCGAGGATGAAAGCATCAAGCATAGACTTGAGGGGCTTGAGAACAGTGACGTGGGGGACTAGGGAACGGTTCCACGCGAATCGGAGGACGAAGGTCGCGATGAGTACGTTGAGAACAAAGACGAGAAGCTCGGTGAGCATATCAGACTTATTTTCGGTCTTAACAATTTCCTTGAACATTTATTAGATACAGATATTTTTTTTCTATACACACTGTAAATGAAGAACCTACCTTTGAGTGGTTCTGAAAGGAAGTTTACCAATAAGCGCTGGGGTACTTCTACGGGTATAGGTAACAATAACTGTTATGCCTACGCTGTTGGGGATTACCAAGCTTATAGATGGCAAAAATCCATTCCAGGTGATCGTTCTGGACTTTCCAATGGATATCATAATTACACTCATTGTACCAAACTCCCAAAGCGCGTTATTTCCGATAACCCAACGAAGATCTATCGTGTTAAAGCTAACGAAAAGTGTAAGAAAGGGTATTACAAAGTCATGATGTTTGTGTCCCCTGGAAGACCAACAAACTATATTCGTCAAGGTGACTTTCACTTCTATGTGCAACACGGAGTTGTGGAGTATCGCGTGAAACCCAGTGACACCCAGGAATCTGTAGCTAAGTTCTTCAAGGTTCCACTCTCTAGGGTCAGGCGGGCTGGTAAGTTCGCCCCCAACAAGCGTCTCATCTTCAGGGCCAATGTATTCAGTCACAAGAGGGGTTGGGCCACTGGGCCACTTCTGACTGATGCATCTGGTAAGTCTATCAGGGATCCACGGAAGGCTGATAGGAACTACCCTGGTCTAAACTATGAGAAGTATTGTAGCTCATTCTGTGTCAAGGACAAGGGCATCAAGGTCGGAAAGACTCATCCCAAGGTCCGCAAAAAGACTGTCTAAATCTACTGTATTATCAACGTCAAAAGACATGTCAAAAATATCCATTATGTTGAAAATAGCTTCACTCTGCAATGACACAGTATTGGACTGTGCTGTGTAATTGTTCTGAACTGTCAATGTAACCTTGAATTGCGAAACGTCAAAAACTTTTCTACAAACCGGGCAGGTATTCTTACCTTTATCTTTCCACTCTTGTATACAGTGGGAATGAAACATATGTCCACAACGGATAGGTGGGTTGTTTCTCGTTGACCTCACCTCATTGAGACATATGGCACATTGTGACATTCTAAAGTACAATTCTAAAGTTTTTATTACAATTTACCACACCTAGTACGTCTTAGACATGTTGGTGTATGTGTTGCATGGGTCACACTTCTCACGGGACTGCTCTTGGAGTTTGTTGATAAATTCAGGGCCCTGCTTTTGGAGAGCTTGGCGGAAAGAATAGTTGTCCTCGAAGCTGATACCGTTCTGCTCCATGAGATAGTTATTCGTAAGCTGGGCTGAAGAGTGAATGGTGAAGCATCGTCCATCGGCCATTCCAAGTCGCTGCGACATTTTGTATTAATGTACCATTAGAAATTAATTCCCCTGTTTGTCACTGTTTGAATCCAGGATTTGAATCCTTTCCCTTTGAGATGTTCAATCAATTGTCCACATTTGTAACCGAGAAATACATCAAACACATCTGTTTCTTCTGTAGCAGAAACACGAATTTGAGGTTCTTCGTTAATGTGATGATTGATGATGTTGTATCCAAAAGCAATCTCTTTTAAAGTTTCTGCACCAGTGATGATGATCTTACCGGTTGAAAAGATACTGGTAGTAATTTCTTTCATATCTTGGGCTGGCTGAAATTTGATTTTGACAGCACTATATCTGTCAGGCTCAAAAGAAACCTTAAAAATATCTGAATGTTTCTCAAAGTGTTGAGCTACTTTCATGAGGTTGATGTTATAATTGAGACTAAAGTTAGAATTGATCATAACAACTCTGAAAGAGTCATCCGGAATTTTCATCTCCGTTCCCAAAAAAGTCTTGAAAATGTAAGTCAATTGGGTGATAATTCTCTTACAGTCAAAAAGATCGCAGCATCCAGCAACTTGAATGGAACCATTGGGAAAGACCTTTACAGATTTAGTACTGTAAGTATCATGGTACGTGAGTGTCACCTGATTATAGAAAGTTGTAGGTTTCAACTTCCACATAAAACCACCATTACCTTTGGTACTAGTTCGCTTCAATTGGAAGGAATCCAAATTCTCAAATACATGACGAAGTTTCTTAATATCAATTTCCTGTACAAACTTGGAGACCATTGTGATTGTTGTAATCTTTATCCAAGAAGGACATAACTCTTCAGGTAAATTCTTCCTGAACTCATCGAGGGTCAGAAGATATGAAAAACTATTATTGGCGATTGCCGAATACATTTTTTACTCTTTTATATAGAGCCTGTCGTCTTTATATGATTTATACTTAAAAGAGATGGACTTAGGTTAGCTCCATATATTTTCTGGGAAAGTCAAAGTGTAGGTATCAGCCATGACCGAAATGACAGGGG